AAACTTTCCGCGATTGAAAACGCTAAAACGCGTGTTTTTCATTGTATACCAGTTGAAAAAGTCATTTGTGACTCAGCAATGTTTAGCAATTTCAAGGAGGCTTATTCACAAGCTTTCCTTAAGCTAAATCATGCTATAGGGGTAAACCCACATTCTATGCAATGGCGTGCGATCTATGAACGTTTAAATCGCCATCCAAACGTATTTGACATGGATTTTTCCAACTATGATAAACATCTTCATAAGGAATTAATGCATGGTGCGTTTAGGATTATAAGATCCGTCATTCAGAAAAGAGCTCCGGACGAATGGGACACTGCTCGATCTATACTCGAACTCGAATCCATCAAAACGTATGTGGTTGATTACGATACTGTCTATATGACTGAAAGAGGTAACAAAAGTGGAGAATATCTAACCACTGTTATCAATTGTATTTGTAATGATATACTATCATACTATACCTGGATTAAAACAACAGGAATTGATGATTTGAGCGAGTTTCGCAGCAATGTTTCAGGAGTGAGCTTCGGAGATGATAAGATCGAGTCTGTATCGGATGAATATGCTGAACAATATAATTATTTCACTGCAAAGGAAATAATGAGTTCAATAGGTCATATTATAACACCCGGAGCTAAAGATGGGATAGAACGAAAATTCTGTCCTATTGACCAAGCTCAATTTCTCAAAAGAGGAATTATCGAGTGGGAAGACCTTATTGTAGCTCCCTTGTTGCAGCGATCTATTGAATCACCATTTGTGTGGACTCAAATCGCTACAGCAGAGCATGAAATCTGGTACAACTTAGTAGAACAAACCATGTTCGAAGCGTTGCTCCACGGAAAAGATTATTATGATCAATTCCGTGAAAATCTGGGAAAGTGTAACGACGCAGATTTAAGAAGTCATTTGGCTTCTTTATTAAGCGTTAGCTACGATGTAGCAAAACGCAAGTATCTAGCGAGATACTATCAAAATAATACCCATCTATGTACTTCGGAGAGATAATTGTATTAGCTATCGTCATAGTCTGTTTACATGGACTATATGATACAATGGTAGAAGCCATAAGGCGACGTCATGAACCAACTGAAAATGTCAACACAAATAGGTGATCTGATATTTGATTCTGGGAAAACTCTTTTTGAGATCTTAGATTCTTTAGGTGTCCC